TACAGTTAAATAAAAAGGAAGAACGATGATTATAAAAGAAATCAGTAAAGATTTTTGGCGGCTAGAATTACGTAGGGGCGAAGATAAACTAATCTGGTACGCCCCCACCCGTACTGAAGTACGTGGTAAGTACCACCAATGGATGCGTGATAAAAAGTTTTCTAGCAATAATTTACAAACCCCGCAACCGACAATTGTAGCGGGTAGTGTGGCACATTTGGAATGATAGGATATGGCGAAGAAGGGACATAAAGATTTGCACCCAACAATTATTGACATGGCAAAGAAAGGCATGAAGGGTGTTGATATAGCTGCTGAACTAGGGCTAAGTCCCAACAGCGTCAGGACAATACTCTTTAATCACGGGGTTAAGTTAAAGACCCCGATAGGCAGACCTATGGTGGACAACCCTGTCCGCAACAGGTTCAGAGTGCCGAAGGTACACGAAGGGCCGGAGCAGGTGATGTCAGACCCGTTCATGCGAGTTTTAAATAAAGATGTATAAAGAGTTGGAACAGAAGTGCAAGTGCGGCCAGAAGATGCTTGAGGTGCTTGGCTATATAGAAAAGCAAGACGGTGATGGATGCTCGCAAGCATACCGCAAAGGTTGGTACTGCCCGTGGTGTAAAAATTGGGAAGACGCAATACTTAGAGAGAAGATTGTAGAGGAAAAATAATGTACGAATACAAAGCAACAATAATTAGAGTAGTCGATGGAGATACAGTAGATGTTGATATTGATCTTGGTTTTGATTGTTGGGTTCGTAATCAGCGTATCCGTCTTTTCGGAATTGATACTCCGGAATGTCGCACTAGAAATAAACAGGAGAAAGCACATGGACTACTCGCAAAAGCCTACGCCCAAAAGGCTCTCAAGTTGGGAGGAGTTTATGCGCTCCGAACAAGGGAGAAGGGAAAGTTTGGAAGGTACTTGGGTGAAATCAAAGTTGGACGGACGACCATTAATAAACTACTCATCAAAGAAAAGCTGGCTGTCGCGTACACCGGCCAAAATAAAAAAGACATAGCTGCTGCACAAGAGGCTAATCGTTTAGCACTAGTAAAGAAGGGGAAACTGTAATGAAAAAAGAAGTTTGGCAGTATGGCACTTTGTACTACAACCCCAACGCAGGGGAGGGTGAAATAGACCTTTGGGAAGATTTTCATAACGAGCACTTCGTTATCCAATTAGATATCTTACAGGATTGGCGGGACTACCTTGATAACTTGTACGACAAAACCTTAGAAGAAAGCAGAAAATTATAATGGACATAATAACAATAGACTTTGAAACTTATTACAGCAAAACTTTTGGCTTTAGGAAATTAACGACTGAGCAGTACGTGCGTAGTCCTGACTTTGAAGTCATAGGTGTTGCTGTAAAAGTTAATGACGGGGATACTGAATGGTTGAGCGGGGCGTTCGATGATCTCAAAACTTATCTACAGAGTGAGTACGATTGGGCTAACTCTGCAATACTGGCTCACAATACTTTGTTTGATGGGGCTATTCTTAATTGGCTTTTTGGCATTAGGGGTAGGGTTTATTTTGATACTCTCAGTATGGGGCGTGCTCTTCATGGGGTGGATGCTGGGGCATCTCTTAAAGCGTTGTCTGATATGTATGGCATCGGTCAGAAAGGAACCGAGGTACTCAAGGCAGAAGGTAAGAGAAGGGGAGATTTTACCGAGGAAGAACTAGCCGAGTATGGGGACTACTGTATAAATGATGTGGAGTTGACCTATAAACTGTTCGACATCTTTATGAAGAAACGTGGGTTCCCCATGATCGAACTCAAGGTGATAGACATGACCCTACGTATGTTTATCGAACCTATGCTTGAACTAGACGTAGCCAAACTAGACAACCATCTTGATACCCTTAAAGAACAAAAAGAGAAACTTCTTTTACAGAGTGGTGTTGAGTTAGAAAACCTTATGTCTAACAACAAGTTTGCAGAGTTGTTACGTAACGCCGGGGTAGAGCCACCAACAAAAATCAGCGCACGTACGGGCAAGGAAACCTACGCATTTGCCAAGACGGACGAGGGGTTTAAGGCTCTACAAGAACACGAGGATATAGAAGTACAGACACTAGTTGCTGCAAGACTAGGTTTGAAAAGTACTTTAGAAGAAACAAGAACAGAACGCTTCTTGGATATTGCTACCCGTGGAAAGAAGATGCCAGTTCCCATTAAATATTACGCAGCGCATACGGGGCGTTGGGGTGGTTCTGATAAGGTAAACCTACAAAACTTACCATCACGAGGGCCAAATGCAAAGGTATTGAAATCATGTATTTGCGTCCCTGAAGGGCACACCCTGATCCAAGCCGATTCTGCTCAGATAGAGGCACGAGTGCTGGCGTGGTTGGCAGAACAAAACGATTTGGTCTTAGCATTCAAACGTGGTGAAGATGTATACAAGATAATGGCTGCAAGTATATACAAAACTAAAGTAGAGAAAGTCACACCAGAGCAACGCTTCATAGGTAAGACTACAATACTTGGTGCTGGATACGGCATGGGCGCTGTACGATTCCGAGAACAATTGAAAACATTTGGTGTAGAAGTTGACGAGAAAGAATGTCGTCGCATTGTGGGGGTGTACCGTAGTGCCAACAGCAAGATCACTAAATTGTGGCGAACGGCTAATACCGCACTGGGATGTCTGCACGGCAACGCCATAACAACGGTAGGTAAGAAAGGCGTTCTAAAACTCCTACCAAAGGAAAACGCCATCCAGTTACCGTCAGGTCTTAGTATGTATTACAACAAACTTAAGATGGAGTTAGATGAAGATGGTAGGGAACAGTATTCCTACAAAACCCGCATGGGTTACATAAAAATATACGGCGGCAAAGTTATTGAAAATGTATGCCAAGCCATAGCGCGTTGTGTAATGGCAGAACAAATGCTGGAAATACAAAAGAAGTATAGGATTTTGCTAACAGTCCACGACTCTGTGGTATGCTGTGTCCCTGACGAACAAGTTATTGAAGCTTGTAATTACATAGATTCCTGTATGGCTTTTGTCCCCGAATGGGCCTCTGGTCTACCCGTCCGTGGGGATGTGGAAATCGGGAAGAATTATGGAGAGTGTATCGAATGGGTACGAGAACAGCATGGTCTTTCAGTAGCCTAAAGACTTTTGAGCAATGCCCGAAAAAGTATTACCACCTGAAGGTAGCAAAGGACTACGAAGAAAACTTCAATACTGAAGCAATGCGGTACGGTAATGAGTACCACAAGGCAGCGGAGGATTACGTAGGTGGGGTAGTTAGCGAACTAGACCCACGATTTGATTACACACAAAACGTATTAGATAAGTTGTTGGCGATGTCGGGCGAGAAGCTCTGTGAATACAAGATGGGCATTACGTCAAACTTGGAACCTTGTGAGTTTTTTGCTGATGATGTTTGGTATCGAGGCGTAGCTGACTTAATTATTTTGGATAAAGACGCAGGGGTAGCCAGAGTTTTTGATTACAAGACGGGTAAATCTGCCAAGTACGCTGACGTAGGGCAGTTGGAGCTTATGACCCTGTGTGTATTCAAACACTTCCCTGAGATACATACAGTAAAAGCCGGGTTGTTGTTCGTTGTGTGTAACAAGTTAATTAAACAAACCTACGAAAGAAAAGACGAATCAAAGTTGTGGGAGAAGTGGTTAACCAAATATGGGATTTTAGAAAAGACCCTTGTAACTGATGTATGGAATCCGAGACCCACTGGATTGTGCAAGGCTCATTGCATTATACTAGAGTGTCCTCATAACGGGAGAAGGTGATGCCGTATACAAAAAAGAAACGTCCGTATAAAAAGGAGTACGAGCAACAGAAGAAGCGTGGTGAACATGCTGATCGTATGGAGCGGCAGCGTGCACGGCGTAAGATAGACAAGGAAGGTGTGGATAAAAACAAGAACGGCAAAGCCGACAAGCGAGAGGGCAAGGACGTTAGCCACAAGAAAGCACTGAGCAAAGGTGGCAAGAACTCTCATGGAACTAAGATAGAAAGCAAGTCCAAGAACAGATCGTTCAAGCGAGACTCTAAAGGGCGATTAGTTTCTGAAACTAGTAAACGCGAAAAGAAAAAGAAATAAACTGGAGAATGATGAGATGCAAGACGAAATACCTACAGTAAATTGTTACATACGTGGCAGACAATATGTCTTTGTGTGCGAAGAATGCGGAGGCAGGCATTACCACGGACTAAGTGGGGGAGAAGGGCATAGGTCTTCCCATTGTACCGTAGAGGGTGCGTACCCTAGAGGTTACAACTTAAAATACAGCCCAGAAGAAGATTTAAGGAGCCTCTGCGTTACTGGTGATCATCCGGAAGCCATTGAAAATAGAAACGAACTTCTAGCAATGGCTGCTAAGTATCCAGATAAACTAGTAGGGTAACTTAAATGCGAGTAGTTGATAACAGGGGTTTACGCCTGCGGGTTCGTGACCCCCAAAGAATTACAACAGCCATACCGACTAGCCGTGATCTCGGCAACAACGAAGTCCTAGTTAAGTGGGGTGTAGACGAAGCACGAGTGCTACGCAATCTTAACGTCAAGAATGTACCGTCCCCAATACTAGGTCAGTACGATTGGCCGGGCCGATACAAACCTTTCGAGCATCAAAAGACTACATCATCCTTTCTTACACTAAATAAGAAAGCGTTTTGCTTTAACGAACAAGGTACAGGAAAAACTGCCTCTGCTATCTGGGCTGCTGACTTCTTACTCAAACAAGGGGTTATTAACAAAGTACTGATTATTTGCCCTTTGTCGATTATGGATTCTGCATGGAGGGCTGACCTGTTTACCTTTGCTATGCACCGTAGTGTGGATATAGCGCACGGGGCAAAAGATAAACGCCGTAAAATAATCTCAGGCGACTCAGACTTTGTGATTATTAACTATGATGGCGTCGAGATAGTAGAAGATCATATACAGATGGCCGAGTACGATCTAATAATTGTAGATGAAGCCACACATTATAAGAACGCAAATTCAAAACGCTGGAAAGTACTTAACAGAATAATAAAACCCGACACATGGGTGTGGATGATGACGGGTACTCCTGCTGCTCAGTCCCCCCTTGATGCTTTCGGGTTAGCCAAAATGATTAACCCATTAGCTGTACCGCGTAGTTTCTCCGCGTTCCGTGAGATGGTTATGTACAAAGTGACTCAATTTAAGTGGGTTCCTAAAGACAATGCTGTAAATAAAGTACATGCAGCATTACAGCCAGCAATACGGTACACGAAAGAACAATGCCTCGACTTACCAGAA